AGAAAAAGTTTTGCAATGTTGCATCAATTGAATCTTGTACCTTACGTGTAGGATCAATCACCGATTCAGTATCATATAAATAAGGTTCATGTTGCTCTGTGAAAGCAACATTCTGATATTTGCTAGCAGTCACTTGTTTCATTAACATATGATCACTAGTTGTACCAGACTGCGGAGTATAAACTTGGGGATACTGAGTCTCCATGGAATCTCCGGATGAGATTCTCTCAGGACCAGTATCTTTAGTTAAATGTTGATTTGTGGCGGTTACCTCAATCAAAGGTCGGGCGCCATTCCCAACCTCGACGTCGTTTTTTGCGTCTCGACAGACATTAAAATAACATGTAGATTTACATTGATTACCGAACGAACTATGTACAAGCATCACTTTTACGCTCAATAAGTGTGCAGGGTATATTTACAGGTGAGCAGGGAGAACTCAGATCTCTCTTCCGCGGTACGGACCCTTCCATATGCAAAGCCTATATTAACAATACAAAATATACAAACATATAACTAATATGGTATCCATATACATATATCAATTTTGCTTACCTTCAGATTTGAAACTGGGCAGGATTTAATGTCCCCTGAGTGACTTAGTTTGTAAAGAATTCCTCTACAACACGCTCTGGCTTTGAACCACTAGCGTATTTGTACTTCCAATCAACTACCATATCATCATAAGTTGTGTTAAGAAGCGTGCACAAGTGCCTAATATTAGCCTTCTCGGCAACACGAATCATTTGTGTGCGTCGTGATTCGTAAACTGATTCACCATGGTTAAACCATTCGCGAAGAGCAGTATCAATGTTCTGAGCACAAGCTTCATCTGGGGTTAAGGGTGCCCCCTTTGGCCTCAAATAGCAATGCAGAGACTTGATAATGGACTTATCAAGAAGAGCTCCAATATTACATCCAAGTTTTGGATGATAAACCGAAAACCTCTTCAAAAATTCAAAATCCTCAGGATCCAAATGGGCTTTTAATTCACTCTCCTTGTCAGGCATAGTGTAAATTTGCCCATGGGCTCCTAAGAATTCAGAAGCTCCCTTAATGTTAAATTCTGGAAAATCTTCAGAAACTGAACCGATGTTGTCATCACCATAAGTCATAAGCTTGACAGCATCACGGAATTCAATGTCACCACTATATTTGGTATAAAAGAAATCCCGAAGGTTCAAACTTCCACTAATTCCATTAAGAATAACAGTAAGAGAATTGCCACTAATATGAGTACCCGATTGGATCGCCAAAAGGTCGCCATTGTAAGCGATGATTGCATAGACAATATCACCAACCATGGTTTCCATAATATGGAGATCCTTGTCAGTGTAACTCATATTTCTAGCAATGTCGATCAAAATAGATAAAGAAGCAATCAACTTCTGAGCTGGCAATTTTTGATCATATTTGCCATAATCACCACCAATA